GAATTGTGATTATGAATCCACATTTAGAGAGAATAATAAGCGCGAAGAGAGTTATAATAAAATGGCAGAACGGGAGATGATAGCTCAGATTGGTCAAAACCCCTTTTTCACAAATAATACACCGGACAATGATGAGTATGTTAATAATGTCGCAATTCAAGATAAATTCTTGAAACCAGTAAGCACCATACTTGTTGACAAAACAAAGCCAGCACAACAACCTACCGCTCAACCCACCCAATCAATATAATTATATTTAAATATCCACTAAATAACGATTTAAAAGTAATACCAAACATAAATTAATGTCAACCAACCTAACAACATATACTACACAAAATGATTTGTTATTACGAAACTTGATGGATTATTACACGTCAAGCGGTTTATTAGATAAGATGTTATCCATTATTACTGGAGAATCCAAGATTTCGTTGCGCATAGTTGATTGGTTTGCGACGAATTATGCTAAGAAGAATTACACCACGTATGTAATAGAGGGCAACAATGAGCGTAGATTCAAGGTCTATGTGGACTACAAATTGAAATTGAAGGCTTATAGCAAGAAGCGTTTTGACCCTTTTTGCAGATGGGATCGCATCAGTGTGCCGTATAAGAATGGTACATTTATTGAGACGACAATTGGCCAGTTAAACTTTTTCAAGTGGGCCTTGGAGAACAAGGTAATTGATTATCTTGAAGAGCATTACGAGACGATTGAGAATGATATGAATAGCCGCAATAGCACAAGCAAGCGCAAGGAAACGATTACTGATAACTCCAAGACGCGAAAGAAGCGCGAAGAGTTGTCTGTTTCTGCGAGTAAAAGTATCAAAAAGGAAATGGTTGAAATCATGGTTACGTTTAATTAAATGGTGTAATTTGACATGTTTATGATATTACCATAATATTGTGGGTAATATCATTATTTTATTTTTGTGTGGGTCTCCTCTTACGAGTACTTCGTTTTTTGTATCTTCCGCGACCTCCCCATGTTTGGTCTGCCCCCCTTTCAATATCATCTTCCTGCATGTCTCTCGCAAAGAGATTGCCTACACGATTGTTTATCATTGGCGCCAATACTGAACACGAATAATCAAACAAGTTCAACTTACATTTGTCGCTACCAACTATTTTTTGGATAATATCTACTAAATAACTTAAACGGATGTGTGAAATATCGCCATAGACTTTTTGGAAAAAACCAAGTCTTTGGGTGAATGTAACCTTCCAGTTGTCTAAGCTCGAAACAGGAACAGGTGGCCACTCTGATGATACTGCACTCATTTCACTTAATATACTCTCACCATCTTTACCAAAAATGCGTGCAAACTGAATAAAATCTGAACGTTTAATTAGATCCAAGTTGGACGCATTTCTCTCTAAAGGGTAGATTAGGCTCATTTGATTTGCATCTACTTTTTCGTGCACGGATATAACATATATACCAATAACATCCGGTAAAATACAATGCATCATTTTATCATAAGCACTGGTAATAGCCGTTCCAAGCGCTTTATCAATCGTTATGGTTGAAAATACTTTACATATATTTTCAGTAGACAAGTCATCGAAAAATGCGTCTATATAACGCGCGTATGTAGGGCGAATATCTTCTGTAAATTCTTTCATGACCTTATGTGTTGTTTGAGATAAATCAATCTGGAAGATTTTATTTAAATAATTTATATTGTTCATTCTAACGGCATTTGACCCAAAACCAACTTCACTAAATCCGCCCGCCAGACTAAATAATCTTGTATTATCAAATATTTTTTGTTGTGCGGGCGATAATTTAGTCTCGATTACTTCTCCATGCATCATAATAGCAATAGTAATTATTTTTGAACCAATATCAATACATTCCACATCCATTCGTTAAAATATGATTATATTATATTTACAATATTTCGTCTAATTTCTTGTATAGGACAACATGTGAAGGCAATCCAAGAGAGACCGCGTGGTCATAGAATGTAGGGTGAATATACAATCTCACGTCGTCTTTGATATGTTTAAAAATTTCAACGAGACTATTTATTCGCCCCTTGGCTCCTGCGAATATCTTAGGTCGCGGCTTTTTCCTAGTTGGATATCGGCAATTCCATTCACATGCCATGGCTCTTGAAACAGAGGCCCAAGAATCCGAAGTTAACGCTGCAATAAAAGACCAAGCACCCTTGTCTTTGGCGGTTGTCGCCCATGCACCGCCTTTAATCTCTCCATTGTGTTGGCGCAATCTTCGCGAAAGATTCACCGTATAACCATTATATGTTTGTCCTGTCCAATTATTGTGCTGGCCCAAAAAATAGCAATAATATTTGGTTGTTTTGGCGTTTGATGGTTGCTCGGCATCAGCGTCGTCTGTCTCTGCGTCTGCGTCATTTATCGGTCCAACAGCAGGTTCAGTCGTGTCTTGAACTTTGATTTCAATGCTGCATGAACGCGCATTATGCCCGGATTGCTTGCATTTTGAACAAGGCATTACATATACTAAAATAATCTCTTTAATTTGGAAGAATTTAAACAATTATAATGTATTTACATTAATGGGAAATTATCAGTCCATCCAAAAAATAAATTTTGAAGATATGCAATATATTATTAAACGCGCGGATACTTATTTAATCATCAATACTCTCCCTGAAAATGAGCAAGGTTGTTTAATAACGAATTCGGTTCTAGCACAGAATGAAGAAGCGACTATAAATAAGTATTTGGAATCTGGTGGTACAAAAATAGGTATCATTATTTACGGAAAAAATGCAAATGATGAGACTGCATATAAGAAGTATTATCAACTGAGCAAATTGGGGTTTACGAATGTTTCTGTTTATCCAGGCGGGTTATTTGAATGGCTATTATTACAAGATATTTATGGGGTGGATGAATTTACTACGACGTCTAGACAGCTGGATATATTAAAATATAAACCAAGAAAGACAATGCACGCAGGATTGATTGGCTACTACGCAAGTTAATTTTGCGGTGTGATAAATTCAGTAATAGTTTTTACCCATTCGTCCTTCATGTCAGATATTTCTAGGTTTCCGTTTAATTCTAAAATATTATGATCTTTGCTCGCATGAACCTGCATCATACTTTCATGATATTTGTGGCAATCATTCAAGTAGTCCAAGGAAATTGTGCTTTCTCCATTACGAGAACGTTTTGCAATACGCGCATGGCACATATCCGGGTCTGTCTTGACATAAATCGTGCAATTGATAGGGAAATCATTAACAAAATTATCAAACCATCTCAAATAAATTTGATATTCTACGCTTTCCATTTTTTTGGAATCGTACAACATCTTGGCAAATACAAACTTGTCCGTGAATAAACTGCGCTCAGTAATAACAATCGCATTCGGATTTTCTTCAATGGACTTCTTCAACAAGGCTAGACGCGAAATGTAGGCCATCATTTGAAAGGAGAAGGAATATTTTGTCTGGTCGCCATAAAACTTTTGAATCATGGTGTTTCCTTGTTCATCCTTAATATTTTCCCATTCGTCCACCGGCTCTTGTAGGAAAATGATTTCTGGAACATTTTTCTCAGAAAGAGACTGCTTAAGGTGCGACAACAGAGTCGACTTGCCTGAACCAATATTGCCCTCAATAGAAATTACTTTGGCTGCCATAATCTATAACTATATAATGGAAAATCTTTATATGATATAAACTTGTTCAATTTTAAATTATATTGTGGGTCGTACGTGAAAAAAAATTGAAATGAAATTCAGATTTATACGATAATGCATCAAAGTAATTAACTGAACACTCGTTCAAAATGTCATCTTGCTACAATGAGGGTGAGGAATTTATGTCTAACGGCGCGTTTGAGGTTGAGGATGTCGTTAAGGCCAACGCAGAGGAGCCTGTCAGAAGCTACGGCACTCACAAACAACTATTTACATTCTTTGCTGTTATGTATATTGTGTATGTCGCCATCTACGTAATGAATTGGGTAAAGAAGCGGTTTGATGTTGCGTATCGTGATATTAACGACCAACAAAAAGAACTCATTGACCAGACTCAAGAAAAAATTGACAAATTTATGGCAAAACACAGCCGTAAGCTCCACATAATGGAAGAGGAGAAGAGGACCGACGTGCGCGAATATACAATCGGTCTTGAAGAAAAGGTCGTGGCGTTGCAGAAGATGTTAAAAAATGCCGAAAATACGATAAATAATCTACGATGCGATTTCTCCATAAACAATTCCAACTTGAGTAATCGTATTATAAGCATGCGTTGCCAAACTCTTAAAGACCAACATGACTTGGAAGACGCACAAAACACAAAGAGCGACGAATTAACAAATGGCATCGCCCAGTTGACCCAGCGCCTGAATGAACTTGAGAACCACTATGCATTAACTTGTCAATCTATTCGCGAAGATGATGAGTTCAAGCAAGTGCTCATTGGATACAGATACAATGGTGATAGTTCCTTGGGATACAGAGGTGAACCGATATTTTGTCCAAAATACACGAATGAGTTGGATAGATATCTGGGAAACACTCGCGCGCTTATAATGTTATCAGGCATTGCCCAACTGCCAAAATATAAAACATTTACCTTTGCTGATTACTTCTACAAGAGAGAAAGCGGTATGAAGCCAGCGTCATCGTTCTTGGATCTTCACATGAATGTTGTCGCGAATGCAGTGGAATGGGGGCGCGCGCAAGAAGTTCGCGAGCCGGAATTAGTCTCGTATTACAAAAATGCGTTTGAACGAGTATATGATTATTGCCAATCATTTGGTGTTAAGTGTGTATAAACCTAAAACAAAAACAAAAACAGAAAATAAAACAAAAAATCCGTAAATATTGTATATATTTTTTTTGATTATTATTTTACGCATCTTCAAAATCATAAACTGCTTTCATCATTTCAACTAATTCTTTTATTGAATTTTTTAAATCTTTAATTTCATTTTTCATTTCTTTTACATCATTCTGTAATTCTATATAATCGCTTTTATTAATACTAATTAATATACTATCTATTTTTGTGGGTTTAATTTTTTGTTCTGGTTTATCTACTATTTTATTTTTATTTTTATCTTTATTATTATTTACAATTTCTTTATATAAATCACTATTTTTATAAGCTATATATCCTCTCGCAGATTGTCTATTAACAATACAATTATTCTTAGCCAACCGACTTATTATTCCTCCTGGCGCTCTATTATGTATTTTAGATATTTCCACAATATCTAGCATATCTTCATTATATAATTTATTTAATTGCACATCTTCTTCTTGTGTCCAAGCTTCCCCGGCATTTTTAAATATAATATTGGTTTCCATTATCTTATTTATCGCAAATAATTTTAAACTAATTTCAATTTTATTATAAAACAATTGGCGTTTGAAATGAGACAGACGGATTTAGAATAAAAATTGAAATAGATTAACAAATATAAACACTATGCAACTATAATTAACAATGGACCTTCAACAACGTAAGCTAACCAAGTCCGAGTGGGAGTCTATTGAGACTCCGGTCTCCGCAACGGAGATTGAAATTTTGAAGTTAATCGTTGAGGGCTATTCCAATGTAAACATCAAATACAACAAAACAAATTCAATTCTGTCCTATCTTAAGATTGAATTCAACGAGCAGTTGGAAGACTACATCTACACCAAGTTCTTTGCCGAGAGAATTCAAGCGTTGATATCCACATACAACGCGACCTTCTTGGCCGTGAAAGTGGGTTCCCCCGACAAGTTGAAAAAGTCGTTCCTCATTCGCGTGCAGCGACACACTCCCGAGACGTTAAAAGGCATCACCATTTACGAAAACGTCTTGCTAGAGCACATTGAAAAAATCATGAAATACAAAAACAAAAACAGCAACAAGTGGGAGCTCCACTACTTTACCTTGTACAAGTTAATGCAAAACAAGGTATCCAATTTAAACACTCATCTCGTACAGGTCATCGCTCAGTTGATGGCGCATTACGAGGAAGAAGTAAGCATCGACCGAATCATTGAACGTGCGAGCGAATACATTGAAAAAAATCAAGACTTGTTGAAGTACAGCGACATGATGCTTTACGAACATCAGAAACAGGTATTCACCATAAGCAAGAACAAATACACACCCAAGCTTGTCCTCTACATTGCTCCCACAGGCACTGGAAAGACATTGACACCTCTTGGGCTCTTGACAGACCACAAGGTTATATTTGTTTGTGCTGCGCGCCACGTCGGCCTGGCGTTGGCAAAGTCGGCCATTTCCATTCACAAAAAGGTTGCATTTGCATTCGGATGTGAGACGGCTGATGACATTCGTCTTCACTACTTTGCTGCAAAGGATTACACGACCAACTGGAAGTCGGGTGGTATTTGGAAGGTGGACAATTCTGTTGGCGACAAGGTGGAGCTGATGATTTGCGACATCAAGTCCTATCTCGCCGCCATGTATTACATGATGTCCTTCAATGCAAAGGAGCAAATCATTACTTACTGGGACGAGCCGACTATTACGCTGGATTATCCTGAGCACGAATTCCACGCCATTATTCAGAAAAACTGGAAGGAGAATTTGATTCCCAACATGATATTGTCGTCTGCGACGTTGCCCAAGTTGCACGAACTGCCTGCTACTATTGCAGACTTTCGCACAAAGTTTCCTGAAGGAGGAGCGCAGGTCCACAATGTTGTTAGCCACGATTGCAGGAAGTCGATTCCGATTCTCAACAAGAATGGTCATATTGTCATGCCGCATTATATCAGCGAAGATTATGACGAGGTTCTGGCCATCGCCAATCATTGCGAAAATTATCAGACCTTGTTGAGGTACTTTGATTTGGATGAAGTCGCAAGGTTTGTATCTTTCGCGAATAAAAACAATAGTGTTTCGGCTGCGCATAAAATCAATCGCGCCTTCACATCATTGGACGATGTTAACATGACAAACATAAAGGTGTATTATTTGCGTGTGCTCAAGAATATCATGCGTGGAACATGGGGGAGCGTCTACGTAAGCTTGTATTCCACGCGGACAAAGCGAATTCCCGAAAACAACTCGGTAGATAGCAAGGGAACACCTATTACTGCTAAATCGGCGCCAACTGAGCCAGCATCTCAATTTGCAACATTCATATCTACCAAGGATGCGTACACCTTAACAGAGGGACCCACCATCTATTTGGCGACTGACATTGACAAGATTGCCAAGTTTTGTATTCAACAGGCAAACATTCCTGCATTGGTCATGACTGATATATTAGAGTCGATTGAATTTAACAATCGCGTAAACGACAAGATTGACAAGCTTCAGAAGGACTTGGAGGATGCGTTGCCCAAAGAAGCACAAAGTGCCGACTCTGCTGGTGGCAAGAAAGGGGGTGGCGAGAAGACCAAAAAGATAGAGCGGGCGTTGGAAGGTTCGCAAAATGCCAAGATTAAAAAGGAGTTGGAGATGTATCAAGCTATGATTAAGATTGCGCAGCTGAACGATACGTTTATTCCGAATAAGCCGGCGCATTTGAAGAAATGGGCGGAGAATATGACCGCACCCAATGCGTTTGCCAGCTCAATTTCAGAGGACGTCATCGTAAAGATTATGATGTTGAACGATGTATCGGACAGCTGGAAAATCCTGCTTATGATGGGTATCGGCGTCTTCACCAATCATACGAGTATTGCTTATACGGAAATCATGAAGAATCTGGCGGATGAACAAAGATTATACCTAATTATTGCGTCAAGCGATTATGTGTATGGAACCAATTATCAGTTCTGCCACGGATATATCAGCAAGGACATGAACTTGACGCAGGAAAAGATCATTCAAGCGTTGGGGCGTGTTGGACGCAATGGGGTGCAACAAGAGTATACGATTCGGTTTCGAGACGATTCGCATATTACAAAGTTGTTTACGGCGGAAGCGGAAAAGCCCGAAGTGCAGAACATGAATCGGTTGTTTTGTGGATCGGTTTAATGAAATTGAATGAAATGCAAAAATAAAACAAACAATAAAACAAAATAAAAAATAAATTAATTGTACATATTTTTTATTTTTCTCTGATATAAGTTATCTACATTGAACAAATTATTTATAAATTAACCCCATATACATACTTGAATATATAAATTATTATGACAACCGATATAAATACTAAAAACAAATGCGTAAATAATGCGATTGGTAAATAATATTTTTTTAAAATGGGATGATAATTCATAATATCATATTTTATATAAAAATTTATTACATATAGAACAGTTGCAATAAATACTATCGCAGCAGCTTCAAAACCCTTAAATATGATATGTTTTGTTATAGGATATTTTTCAAAAAATTCAACAATCTGGTTCATATATACTATACAGGTAAAAAACAATATAAAACAATTATATCTTTTTATATACATGGATCTTAATTTGTTGAAAGTTTACAAATGTCCTTACCCAAAACTAAGAATAGGTCAGGAATATGATGGTGGATATATAACGTGTGATATTCCAAATGTTAAATATGATATGTTGCTAGCAGGCGGAATAGCAAATGATATTAGTTTTGAGGAACATTTCTGTTCGAAATATCCAGATTTAATGTGTTATGCATTTGACGGAACTATCTGGTGTTCTGTTAACACAAGTAAAAATGAAAATATCGTGTTTATTAAAAAAAATATTGGTAATGTTTCAGATGAGAATAATACAAATTTATTTCGCTATATTGAAAAGGGAAATAATATATTTGTGAAGATGGATATCGAGGGTGGTGAAATTCCTTGGTTAAAATGTTTGAGCGATGAACAAATGCAAAAATTTTCACAAATTGTTATGGAATTTCACGCGCCTTTTTCAAAAGAGGACAGCGAAGTTTTTGAAAAAATAAACAAAACTCATGTTCTTGTGCATTTCCATGGAAACAATTGTGACCAAGGTGTAAGAAACCATCATGGGGTTATTGTTCCAAATATCTTTGAATGCACGTATATCAATAAAAAATATGTTGTTATGGAAACATTAGAATTAAACAAGGAATCTATTCCTGGACCTTTAGATATGCCAAATATTGGTGGTCAGAGTGATATATTTATTAATTATCCGCCATTCGTTCACCCGTAAATGTTAGTATGGGCTGAAAAATAAATATTTATATAATTTTGAATATGTAAAAATATATAAATGAATTACAAACGCCCTGCTTTTTTCATTTCTGCCTTTGTAACAGGGTCGTCTCCATGCGCGCGGTTATTGTGCCTGTCTTCCCACATGTAATTTGACGCGGAATCCCTTCCACCGCAATTTTTCGCAATAATATGCCCAGCGTCTTTCTGCGACATTCTACTCTTTATTTGCGCATTAGTTAACCCAGCATCCTTGTATACGCCATGAGCATACTTGCGAACATCTTGATTACTTTTTAGTTTGCCGGCGTCGCCTCCCTTAATACCTTCATTGATTGCATGACTTTCCTTTCCGTATCCATGTGGCATTTTATTATACTTGTACAATAAAAATATTTTTAAACGGGTTTCTAAATGAATACTTGCGCGTCAATATTTTCAAAAAGTCCAGAAGAAAATTGCGGTATTTGGTCATATTGCGACGTTTTTAACAAGTCCCTCATGCTTTTTACAAGTTCTCTCCAACTGCAGTTGTCTTTTTGTTTTAATGCTTCATTAAAAGACCATGTCATTGCGCCAGTCGCCTTATTATTTATGAAAGCATCTGTGCTTGTTTGGTAATCATTGCAACCGCTTATCATAAATACGTTTCCATTTGTTTCTAGTTGTTTCTCATTTTCGGTAAATTTATCATAGTTGAGACTATCCATGTATTGGTATTTCAAATCCAACACAGATCCACTAAAACAGCTATCAAACATGGCAAACAACGTGACATTCTTTTTCAAATTTGTTTGAATAATTTGTTTAAGTTCGTCATCTACTATTGGATTGAAATCACATGGCACAATTAATTGGTCGTATAAAGTGGTTTCATCGCCATTTTTGTCTAAAGTATATGAACCATGGCCACTATATAAAAAGAACAATAGGTCGCCTTCTTGCGCGCTTGAAAGCAACGCAGTAAATTCCTTTAATATATTTGCCTTGGTTGGTTTTGCACTTGTTAAATCAGTTAAGGTGTTAATATTTTGGAAGCCTTTTTTGGAAATTCTCTCTTTTACATTATTAACGTCATTTATGCAGCCATTGAGTTCGGATTCTGTGCCTATGTAATTGATGCCAACCAACAATGCGCTTTTTTTCTTGTTTATTTTCAATGCGGCTGGTATATAATTTTTTATAATGGCAATGTTCTTATTTGTAGTATCTAATAATATTTTCGCATTTGTATTGTAATTTGCGGTTAAATTTTTTATTTGTATTTGTTTTGATTGTGTGGAGATTCTACTTCTTTGTATGTTGGCTATATTTGCTACATAAATGGAATATAAACGGCTTATGTTTGTTCTATACGCGTTTATCAGCGCATTCACTCTATTTTGTCTATAAGCAATCAATTCTGCGCTCATATATATAAACTTATATTTTTTCATTTTCCATGATATTTAAACGTGTCCATAGTATGGACACCTTCTGCTTTGCTTTTGCAACTTGCAAAGCGATAATATTAATTATTTGATGGTGTCCATAGTATGGACAGCATCTTTTTTGCTTTAATAATTAAAAAGCGATTATTTTAATTATTATATATTTTTTTATAGGATACAAATAAAAACCACACGATGTATCGTAATACAAGGTGCTTAATTGCTGTAGGCAAGACCACCCATACCAGACATAATTCTCAACACGTTATAGTTGGTGGCATAAACACGTACCTTGGCAGTCTTGGTACCCTCAACAGTTGCGTTGGAGAGCACAAGCTGAAGGGTGGCGTTGTCAATACGGGAGAAGTTGCAAGTTCCCGTGGGCTGATGCTCTTCCGGGCGGAGAGCAAAGGAGTAGACGTTAATACCTTCATCAGGGTTGCGAGTGTGGCTCTGGTAAGGTTGAACCCAAGAGAAGTAGGTTCCTTCACGCTCAGAGAAGCGGTCCTGTCCGTTGAGCTGCAACTTGGCAGTGACAACAGGGTTCTGGCCCCAGCAGTGCATGTCCAAAGAGGTCTCAGTAAGCACGAAGGTGCCGGCATCGGAAACGGTGGAGTTAACATGGGCATTGCTGCTACCAACGAGGGTAGTGACTCCGGTGGTGGTGTTGGTGGTAAGACCAGGTCCGCCGAAGTTGGGCTCGTTGTAGGGGTTTCCGGGTCCGTGCCAGTATCCAGTGCTGTAGGCAGCATCCATCGCACCAGCAGACTCAAAGAGACCATCGCTGTCAATGAAAGCGTGTTGGCCGATGAGGGAGTTGGGGTCGTGAGCGCCGACGGCCTCAGGTCCAGCGAAGGCGTGGACGGCGTTGGGGAGGGCATCAATGGCATCAGTGTAGTTGAAGGGCTGGGCACCCAAAACCTTGAAGAGGGTAGCATCGCACACAAGGGAAGAGCAGTAATCGACGTTCTGATCAGGCTGGACAACCCAAATCAACTCCTTGACGGGGTGGTTGAAGTTGAGCTTGATCTTGTTGGAGGAAGAACCGACAGACTCATCACCAGTGAATTGGAGCTGGGTAATGAGGTACTCGTGGGGGTTCTGGGCCATTCTGCGGCGCTCATCGGTATCCAAGAAGACATAGTCAACGTAGAGGGAGGCAGCAACCAAAGACTGGTTGTAGGCGATGGAAGCAGGGACAGCCTTGCCAGAGGCATACTGGGTAGCACTGGTGATAGAATTGCTGGTGGTGTTGGAGTTGCAGCTCAAGGTAGTGACAGCCCACAAGCACTCATCAATAGGACGAATATCAAGGTTAATCTTGACCTCGTGGTACTGAAGGGCGATCAAGGGGAGAGCAAGACCAGGGTTGGTGCAAAACCAGAACTGAAGAGGAACATAGAGGGTGGTCTCAGGAAGGGCATTGCGGGGGGCACACACCTGGCGGGGAGCCTGGGAGTCGCAAGGACCATCGACATCAGCGAAGGAGGGATCAGTGATGAAGGTAAGCTGAGTGGTGTTACCAATCATCTTGAAGTATCCACGTTGTTGCTCAGCAGTCATGGTAAGTTGGTTCCAGATGTGCATCCAATCACCATACTGGCGGTCGATGCGCTGGCCACCAATCTCAACCTCAACCTGAGCAATGAGCTGCTCTCCGGGGAAATCTAACCAACGGGCATAAACACCAGAGTTGTTGGCGGTGGTGGAGTAAGTTCCAACACCCATCAACTGGTTGATCTCGGGAAGAGTCACCTGAAGATAAGTGCGGTAGGCAAGATCACCATTGCGGCTGATCGTGCACTGGACACGACGACCGAAATCGGCCTGTCCGTTGAAGGTTTGCTCAATAGATTCAATAGCAAAGTTGGTGTAACGTCTGTAAGTGACCTTCCAGAAAGTGATCTGAGGATTACCAGTGAGGTATACGTCTTGTGCGCCGTAAGCGACTAGTTGCATGAGTCCGCCTCCCATTTTATAATATGGCTAAAGAAAAAAATTTTTTGGAATTTAATTTAATACAATTTAATTAAATTCAATAAAAATGTTATATATTTGCAAATTATGATGTAAGTATCTTATTTATGTCCATGTTAGATTTCATGAATTTTTGTAAATATGAATCTAAAAATATTTCCTTTTTTCCCTCATGGTTCTTTGAAAAAACGTAGGCCTCTTGTTTCTTAGTAACCGACCACCCTTCTTGTAAGGCATTATAAATGAAGGACATTTTTTGAAAAGTCACCATATCTATTTTATGTTCCTTGTTGTCCTCTATATTTATATGTAAATCCATTTTATAAAAAAACAGAAAAGTTAAATAATAATTAAACCAATTGTCTAACCCACCCCTTTATTGTAGAAATAAATGTTATATTGAAATTACAAATTAAAAAGTATTATGATATTTTATAAAGAACTATGTCAAATGGATTTAAGCCTAAAACCACAAAAAAAATCAAGATAAACAAGAGAAGTGCTATTACTTTGGATGGAAAACATAGAGAATATTTAAATGAATTTATTAAAGACGATGTTGATAGAATCCCCGAATTAAAGCTAGAGCGTGATAATTTACAAAAAAAGGCAGCCGATCCAAATATTACTTTATCCCTTGAAGAACGATTGGATATAAAAGATCGCCTAAAGGAAATCAACAAAACTATTAAAAATTGTCATCTTAAAAAAAAGGAGTATTTATTGGAAAACTCAAAACATATTTTTGATTATTTTGAAAATAAGAAGAATATTTCTAAAGGTGATGATATAATACCAACCTCTAAAAGTAAATTGGTAAATAACTTTTTTAAAATTAATAATGAAACTCAACCTGCGTCATCTGCGAATAATGTGAACACTCATAACATAGTGCAAAAATATTTGAGTAATATAGATGATACCTTTATCGACATTAATCAATATGTTCAAGCTTGTGATATCTGTCAATATTGTCATGTCGGCGAGTTGATTCCGTTAGAAGATGACGGGGTATTGATATGCAACAAGTGCTCCAGACATATTCCCTACTTGATTGAAAATGAGAAACCTTCTTATAAAGAGCCACCCAAGGAGGTTTGCTTTTATGCATACAAGAGAATTAACCACTTCAAGGAAATCATTGCGCAGTTTCAAGGAAAGGAGACAACCCAAATCCCGCCAGAAGTAATCGAAAATATTAAACTTCAAGTGAAAAAGGAGCGGACCACAATTGACCAGATTACAAATATAAAAACAAAGGAAATCTTGAAAAAATTGGGATACAATAAATATTACGAGCATATTCCATTTATCAAGGACAAGCTTGGCATAAAACCGCCAGTAATGTCTGCCGAATTTGAAGAGACTCTTTTTAATTTGTTCATGGAATTGCAGGCGCCTTATTCCAAGTTTTGCCCCGATGACCGCGTCAACTTTTTAAATTACTACTACACGGCTTACAAACTTTGCGAGTTGTTGGGCGAGACACACTACCTTGAACACTTCCCCATGCTCAAAGATAGAGAGAAAAGGATCGACCAAGATAATATTTGGAAGAAGATTTGTCTGGAACTTGATTGGGAATTCATTCCTACCATTTAGATCCTTGAGAATTGGAATTAGATATCTGTATAAATTAATTATCATATAAAATTAATTTATTCTATCGCTATATTAATGGCTCCCGCAAATAAAACAAGAAAATCGCCTGCTGCGAGTGCAACCAAATTTGGTGTTGGAGTCAAGAAGCGTGGGAATGATGGAAATATGTGGCAAATAGTTCAAACTAAAACTGGCACAAAGCGGTGGTTAAAGGTCGCAAGCAAAGCAAAAAGTAAAAAGAATACAAAGGCGGTCAAGGTTATGGGACCTATACAAGATGACGACGCGATACGAAACAAGAATAAAAAGTTGTATAAATTTTGGTTAGATTTGGCAAATTCCAAACATGGTGTGTTTATTTACAAGGACAATAGTCATAAAATAATTAAAAAAAATCTTAGAGAAGAACAGGTAAAGGCCGAAACAGATGGTAATGTTGTGGCGATTTTGGATAGCGGGCCGAGTTTTGGGGCTTATGTTGCACTATCCAGAAAAGCTGGAGATAAAAGCGTGGAAGAAGTTATCAAGAATTATAAGAAATATTTTAATGAGGGACAATCTGGAAAAAGATTATTCTGTTAAATCGGTTTTAACGGACACGACGCTTTTTTACGCATGGATTTTCTTCGCTTAATTGATCTGCGTCGTCGTCTTGTTTCTCTCTTGGTTGAGTATCTAGATCTTCTTTTACGACGTGTTCTTTTCTTTCCACCAGACTGGTTTCCTCCTTCATCATCGTCATCTGTATATTCCTCTTTATCTGTATCTCCATAAGTTGGATATCTATCCTTATCATATGATGCGGTATATAGGGATGGTGTCGTAGTAGTTTCACCAATTATATATAATATTCCATCAGCATTTAAGCTCTCAAGCCCATACTCCTTTTTTATATTATTCAAATATCTAATTTGGTCATCTGTGAATCCAACACCTTGTAGCTGTATTATTTCTTCTGGAGTATATGGATCAATTGAACCGCCGCGTTGTTTATACTTGCGTGTTTTCATTTGTGGTTCTTATAAATATAATATAACGTATTATATTTATTTGTTGAAATGTATTTTCTGGTGGTAAGAGAGATTTATAGGCCTCCAGGGAACCCGACCAAGTTGGCACCAATACCGAAACCAGCACCAGAGCGAGCAGTCACACCGATAACAGGAACATACGTATCTAATATGCTAAAAGTGGCAGCAGCGGTTAACGCAATCATACCAATCTCCTCTAAATTCAATGATCTCTTGGGGATCGCATACGCCGCCAAAGCGACCATTAAACCTTCAACAAGGTATTTTATAATCCTCTTAACCAACTCGTTAATGTCGAAAACGCGATTCATTATACTAAATAGATAGAAAAAAACAAATAAATATATATAATAATTAAATCACTTAAAATTATGAATCTTACATACAATATAATGAGTCAATCTAAATTCGAGAGAAAACTACAGCCTAATGGCAAGCCAAACCCTAAATATATTGATTTGCTAGAGGAGGACAAGCCCTTGGCAGGACAAAAGTTTGTGTGCGTTTCATTCGTTTCGCCCGAAAAAATCCTAAAGCAAAAGGAAATTTTCTTTTTTGAAGAGTTCCTAAAGAAGTGGGATTTGAACAAGTCCATGGAGAAGTTTGTCCAGTTTTTGAATTTTGCATCATTCAAGTATAAGTTGACGTTTGACGATGTTATGAAGGACTTTCAAGATTTCATTACAGAAGAGAAGGATACTATTACGGCTACCAGCCTTGCGGATGATTACAAGACATTTGTGGATAAGAATGAGGAGGAGTTGGAGAAGTCATTCAGCATTGCGCACAATTTCCAGACTCATACAAGAGGTATTAAAATCCGCGGCTCTTATCCTTCTATCGAGGAGGCGGAGCTAAGATGCAAGATGTTGCGCGAGATTGACCCCCATCACGATGTATATGTTGGTCCTGTAGGATTGTGGATGCCTTGGGAGCCTGAGGCCTACAAGACGGGTCGCGTGGAATACATGGAGGAGGAGTTGAACAAGTTGATGAGCGAAAAGAGCAAGAGCGAAGAGAACGCCAAGAATGCTTTTGAGCAACGTGTCAAGGAGACAAAGAAGAAGGCCATCGAGGATAACATTAAAAATGCCGAAAAGAGCGGAAACACTTTGACGCAAACGATTGATGATGCAGGAAATCTAATTGGTGTTGGATTGGCGAATACCCAAGAGAAGACGCTTGCGGGTAAGGGTGGTGAGATTTCAGTTGCGGATATTCGTAGCGAATTGTTTGAGGGCGAAAATATTATTGTCGGAAAGTCTGACAATGGACAAAGTCAGCTACTCAGTGGTCCGTTTGCATCCAAGAAGAAGGATTAACAGGTGCGGGCTAATAATTTAATACCAAATAAATGAAATAATATATATATAATATTTTTATATATATAATGGCTGAGGTGGGACAAACACGAGAAGGTGAATTAAGAACAGACCAACTAAAAAAAGGAAAAGTATACAGAATGGAACAATATGTGAGACCTAACCCTGGTGCGCAACATCAGCTTATGGACCAAAGTTTAGTTAGGTTTAAAAAACGTTGGGGATATGGGGATATTTTTATGGAGTTTACCATAGTAGCTCCTGGCACCGATACTTTTAGGTTAGGGGAGGATATAAGTATCACGTCCGATACTAATCCAACACATAACTATTATTATAGATTTTTTCAAACCGCGCAAGACCGCATAGTGCCCAAGTTTGAACAACGGGCGCTACAAGAAGTATTCAATAAGAGGGTAGACCCCGCAACTGCATGGGGTCTTTCGGATGGATGGTTTGTGCCCAGCACTAAGAAATCAGGTGGAAGAAAATACAAAACTCGTCAAACAAAACTACGTAGGAAAAATAGAACTAGAAAGAATCGCACAAGAGCGCATCGTAGAAGGTAGATTTATTTAAGACATTTCCAACTCCTTTGAGGCAGTTTTATTCTTGAATGATTCTTTTCTTTTTGCGATGATAGCCTCAATGGTAGTTAACATCTTGTATTGCTCTGTGTAAAAATCGCCACTATACACACCTCCAGCATCAATCAAGTCTTTGTTAGTAAATAACGTCTGTACAATAATATCTTCAGTTTCAAACAACACGTCTATCTGACCCTTTTTCTCCTCATTCTTAACTACGACAAAAAATATTCCAACTGCATTATTGGTTCTTGTTTTTAAATAATCCGAAAAGGCGTTAAAGTATAAAAGCACACCTCCGTATCCCACATTTAATTCATATTCGGCCATTCCCATAATAGGATGCACGTATAAATAAAATTTTTGTTGAGGCAACGCAAGAATCTTTTTGAATCGTTCAACACATCGTTCAAAGTATTGACGATCCTTTTCCTGTCGGATGTCGTGATGGGACATGGCGAGTTTCATTCCATACGTTCCAATTTTATTTTCTGGAGTATCAGAGATATATTCATCTTCGTAGTATTTATTATAAACAATGTTTTCATTGCAAACATGTGTCTTAACATCGTCGCACAAATTAAAGGTCTCGCTTTGTTTATCTACATAATTCTCTACACGCAAATACTCTACAAAGTCCGTCTCGATGCAATGAACCAACACGTCCAATTTTGATACAATCCAGTCAAATGGGTAGGTTTCAAATTTGTGCCTCATCTCCTTGATGAGAGATGCAGAGGTACATCTATGGCCAACTGAAAATAAAATGGTCTTTTCTGTAAGTTTGTTGTCAACAAGTCCCTCGTGAAAATCATCCGCTGCCATATTTATAAATTAAATTACTTAAAATATACGATTTTAACTAATTTACAATATCTTTTTCACTAACACAAATCCTGCTAAAGCCCCGAGTACTTCTACTACAAGATATAATATATAATCCCGTTGTGTTATTTTATTGGATACCATCATGCTAGTAGCAATGGCTGGATTGAATATGAATATTCCGCCAGATATAGATGTAGCTAAAAAAAGGCCAGCTGCAAGTGCTGCGCCATGTGCTAAATAATTGTCAGTGGAAAAAATTACAGCTGAAAGCAAGAATGTTCCAAGAAATTCAATAATATATTTATTCATTTTTCTATATTAACAGAAAATAAATGTATTCAGCCAAATGCCTTTACCATTTTGTTTTTTTCACACTTATTTTCGGGCCTGCTCCTTTTTTCTTACTATTGCCAGGATCGTACTTTTCTTCTTCATCATCAGAGTGCATATCCTTTGAAAGCTCCCAAAACTCTTTGGACCCCAATTTAAAATCATTGTGCGAATCTGCCTTGTACCAAAAAACCTGCTCTTGAAGTTTATTTGATTTTGCATTGTTGTTGATTACTAAACACTCGTAATTTTCTGTGCATTGGTCCATTACCTGACAAAACGATTCAAATGTGGGAAACATACCCGCATAATTTTCAAAAATACGTTTGCGGTTTGCAATATATGGCTCACGCAGAATAAACACATAATCAATATTTGTACGAAGCGCCGGCGGAATACCCAACGGATATTGCATAGTAATTATTAACATGACTTTCCAATGACGCCCATTCATAAATAACAGGCGCATCATCTTGTCTCGAGACCAAGTATTATCATATAAACAATCATCCAAGATGACAAATGTGCGCGGGTCTATCGTGCTACGCTTAAATGTTTCAACCTCCTTTTTGATTTGTTTCAGAACCGACCGCTGACGTTTTAGGATATTCTCAATGATTGCAGTATTGTATTCATTATGAATAAAGAGTTTTGGCACCATTTTACTATAAAACCCGTTGCCTTCTTCTGTCCCTGAAATCACTGTGCCAATGGGTATGTCCTGGTGATAATATAGCAAGTCGCGAACTAAGAAACTCTTACCAGTATCACGACGTCCGATAAGAACCACAACGGGACCCTTGCTTTCATTTGGCTTAAAACTTATACTTTTCATGTCAAATCTTTTTAATTCTAATGTCATATCTTCTGTATATATAATTCATTTTAGAAAAAGTGGAGGGGATTATACGCAATCAATGATGCAATAAATATATGTCTGGCATTACATTCTATTTGCGTTGAATCCCTTCCACATTTTCTAAATGCGAAGTATATGAACGATATAGTTAACTACAAGAAGCGTAAAAACACTGAATTATTCAAATCTTTAGAAAGATTTGATTTAGATCAGACCCAAAACTATATTCCAATTTATACTAAATTAATGACGTTAAATGAAACCAATTTTAATAGTGTCAATTTAAATCATACATTGTATATTACCAATGTTATTAACAATATTGAGGGAAATCAAAATTTATACAAGTGTTCACTGAAGAATTCCACCGACGACCAACTGAAAATAAAACCCAAAAACGTGTTTTGTAAGATGGCTCCTTTATTAGACCCAATAAGGTATTTGATAGGTAAATACGATGTAGCGGATAGTTCATTGATGAATTTGCCTTCCATAAATTCTACTGCTTCTTCTGTTAATTCAAAACTATTAGATGTGAATAATTCCGCCTATGTTGACAGCTTGTTTTCTCATCTAACAAGTCAATTGTTGTATAAGCATGGTTTCATACATGGTATAGAGTTTTATGGTTCATTCTTATCCATTAAGAAAAACTTTAAACTAAATGTCTTTGATGACTTGGATTATTTGATCAAGTCGGATTTTTTCAACAAGAACAAAAATCAGCTATTTCAGATTGAAGATTATAGTTCTCTCTTTGATGATGATACAAGTAAGAAGAATCTTCCTGCTATCAAAATTGATGCGACTGGACAGGATTGTAGTTTTTCAGTTGATCCGATAGAAGATATACTTTTTAATGAAGTATTTGATACTTCTCAAACGGATAATAGTGTATTTGCATTAACAACAGATAATTTGAAAGAACTAAGCATGGAAACTTTTGCACTTAATACACTCAGTTCTCATAATTCAGCGTCTATGGATTCAGAGAGCTCATGCTCTTCTAGAACAAGTCATACTAGAGACTCGGATAGTTGCGGTGATGATAACTCTACAGAAGAATGGACCGACGAAAATAGTGAGGAAGATGATGATTCTGGCGAGGATGAATGTATATATGTCACGTTTCCAAAATATCCTGTGCAAGTTATTTGCATGGAACAATGTCAAGATACGTTGGATAATCTCATGTTGAAAACTGACATGGACGAGATTCATTGGATGTCTGCATTGATGCAAATTATCATGACGTTAATTACTTATCAAAAGGTATTCGCCTTTACGCACAATGATTTACATACTAATAATGTAATGTACGTGCCGACGGATAAGAAATTCATATATTATTGTTTTAAGAACAAGTATTATCGCGTGCCGACGTTTGGTAAAATATTCAAGATCATAGATTTTGGACGAGGTATTTATAAATACGATGGAAAGCTGTTATGCAGCGACAGCTTTAGTTTTGGTGGAGATGCTGCGACCCAATATAATATTGAACCCTACTTTAACGAGAAAAAACCGCGATTGGAGCCGAATTATAGTTTTGATTTATGCAGATTGGCTTGTTCTATGTTTGATTATTTGGTCGATGATATGGATAGCATCAAGGATTTGAGTAAGTGTGATACTATAACCAGAATAATAGTTGAGTGGTGCATGGATGATAATGGATTGAACGTATTGTACAAGAATAATGGGGCGGATAGATATCCTGATTTCAAGTTATACAAAATGATTGCGCGATGCGTGCACAAACATACACCTCAAGCACAATTGGAACGCAAGGAGTTTAATGCGTTTATATTTCCCAAGAAACAAATTCCCGGAAATGAAAAGGTAATCAATATTGATGATTATCCAGTATATGTATAAATAATATCATTATTCCGCGACGTATAATAAAAATATTTGTAAAAATTTTTATTATATTTTACACATTTTAACATTTCAAATGCCGATTTTTTTTACAACTTTTCTCATTTAAAACGCTCATTTTATTCGTTTAATTTTATATGATTTTTAACATAATATATTTATTATTTTTATTTCTTGATAAGGAGTCATAAAAATATGTATCTTCATTATGTGTCTTTATTTGTTTAAATAAAGGTTGAACATTTGTGAAATATAATGCCGTTATACCTTGCTCATTTGATCTACTAATAGGATATTCCATTGATAATTTTAATAAATTGTCATATGTATCATTTTGAATTATTTTTGTATCATATAGCATCATTCCTGTTTGGAAATAATCTATATTCAAATTATATTTATTATTGAGTTTCGTAAAGTATTCTGTATTGTTTTTGCAAAATTGTATGTGCAATTTCCATTCATATGTTGGATAGCAGTCGGAATGTGCTAATAATGTATTTTCACTAGCTTCATTTATTATCGGAGATATATCTGAAAAAATAGTCATTCCACAATCTATATAAAAAATATAATTCCATTGTTTGAAAAATGTATTGAATAAATGAAGTTTATGCCATTGAAATTTTTTTGATAAATTTCTACCATCTGTTTTTATATTATTATTTACAATTAAAAAATCAGTTGGAAAAGAAATATTTGGAAAATATTTAATCGTAATATTATTATTTTTTATAATATCACAATCTAACATTTCATCGTTATGTAAATCGTCTCCAATTAATAAACAAATGTTTCCTGTATATTTTCCATTTGTAATTAACTGATTGCACGTATTAATAAACTTGTTAAAATATGGTTTATCACATACAAAGGCCACGCAAACGTCTTTAATCATTTATATAAGAATAATGATAACAAAAAATTAATTATTTAACGAATAAAATGGGCGTTTCAAATGAGAAAAGGTGTAAAAGAGTTTATAAAAAATTATTTAAAATATATATTTTCCCCAAGACATACCTCTTCCATTACAATAATCTTTTCTATTTAATTCAATAATTTTGTTTTGTTGTAAATGTTCGGTCCATGTTCTTGTAGGTCCAATAGTCCATTCTGCTTCCCAACCTATTGTAAATATGGTATCATCAAGAATAACAATAGTATCCTTATGTGCCAAATGAAAACAATTTTCCATATCTGCTTTTGCTATTTCATAATTGTGACCGCCGTCAATAAATATAATATCAAATTTAGTATCTCTGTTATTTTCTAAATAAATAGGAATAGTTGTTCTACTATCGCCTATAATTAAATTATGCCTATTTGGATAAGTAGTATCTATATATTCTTTTGCGGTCATAACATAATTGTGTCCTCCTAAATCAAAAGATGTTAATGTTAAACATTTATTATTTTGTAAAAAAACTTCTGCAGAATGTCCTGCGTTAAATCCAATTTCCATAACATTTATATTTGGTTTATTTGACAAATTAACTAAATCTTTTACTTGTTCTGGAACTTGTTGACTATATCCTTCAAAAGAATAAAAACCTCTATTATTCAAAAAACTTGTAATTGACATATATATATAACACATATATAAGTATTTAGTTGAATATAACGTAAAAAAACGGCATTTGAAATGTTAAAAGGCGTAATAGCCTTCAACAAATATTTATAATATTTATCTTGTATAATTATAAGATACTTTCATGTTGTCGTATGGATTTATTATTACTAGACACGTTAATTCCGAAAAAACCAATAAATATTGGAACCATGCGGTAAGAAGCATACGACGATTTTATCCATTTAGAAAAATAGTCATTATTGACGACAATAGCAATCAAGCGTTTGTAAAGGCCGATTTTAATTATAAAAATATTCAAATAGTGAATTCCGAGTATCCAGGCAGAGGAGAATTGTTGCCATACTACTATTTTCACAAAAATAGATACTTCGATAATGCGGTTATTTTACACGATAGCGTGTTTTTCCATAAACGAATTCACTTTGAAAAGTTCAACAAGGTAAATGTTCTTCCCTTGTGGCATTTTGACCATAGTCTAGACCTTAATAACAATATTGTGAACTGCACGCGATTATCCAAGTATCTTAATAACGCAGAAGCAGTTCAATTCAAATTATCACCTGAAAATAGAAATATGTTTGCATTTAAGCCGTCTGATATTTGGTATGGATGTTTTGGAGTGCAAAGTTATATTAACCACAATTTTCTCTCTGGTATACAATCAAAATATAACCTTTTCAGATTGTTAGATGGTGTTTTGAGTCGCGTCGACAGATGTTCCTTTGAGCGTATAATGGGTATTATATTTCATATAGAATCGCCAAAGTTATATAAATATCCGTCTCTCTTGGGTACTATTTTTGATAATCAACAATGGGGATATACTTTTGAAACATATTGTACAGAATACAAAGGCATACATAAACCATTGGTTAAAGTTTGGACTGGACGTTAACTTTTAAAATGTCGGATTGTCCGTGAATGCAATTTGAGTAATCGGAGCGCCACCACTCGATTCTTGTATGATGGGCTTTAATTGCTCCAATATCATAAACGCAACTATGGTGCAAACATACACCAACAATGTATCCTTTACTATCGCCTTTAAAGGCTTGCTCTCTCTTTCGACAAATCTCATCTCAATAAACTTTCCTAAAAAAAATACAAATGCTATAATTCCCGAGATAATATATATATTGTCCATGTATATTTTACATGGACAATGTTTCATAACAATTTTACGCATATCAATAATCATATTTTAACCTAAAACTTCAATATCATCAATTAACAAATCTGGAATGATTTCTAGACGTTGTGGTTCAATATCGTGGACGTCCAACTGACCCAAGTTGACATTTTCGTTAAATATTTGTATTTTACCACCTGAACTATCAGCGTCATCGTCGTCATCATCAGTCTCCAACTTTCGTTGTTCATTACGTATATTGCTTAGCTCTTCTAGACGGGCAATATCCTTTGGAGCACTTATTTGTTCTTCCTTATTATCCATACCAATCGCCATGTCCACATTGTTAAAACTTAACTTGGAAGACATTGATGGTGTCGCTTGTTGCGCCATAGGTTGTGATATTGGGGCAGAGCTAATACTTTCAGCAAGGGTTTCATCTGGCATCGGGGTTTCTTTGATTTCTTCAACGACATCATCCTCAATAGTTTCGTCCAAATATGCACGCAAAATCATGTCAATCGGAATACTCTCTCTAACAGCGTTCAAGATACACTCTTGTATGATTACTTCCAATTCTCTGTGATTCTTTTGTGTTTGAAGCGGGGGGAGATTCGCCTCAAATAAATAGACATTCTTGTAAATCTTTCTTGCGACATGTATATAAACTTTATGAATAAAGTCTTCAAATTTCGGAATTTGTATGTCGACCTTCTTCTGCTTTGTGCCTGCGCGAACAGCGGTCAAAAGCTTTAATTGTATTATATGAACACATGTAATCAAGTCGTCTAAATAAGTGCATCCGCTTTTATCACAAATGCGTTTTTTCTCATTTTCAATAATTGTGGGGTTCCATTTTGGAATACGACTAATGAAATTCTGAAACGTCATTAAATATTTATCCATCTCATTGTTTGCTCTACACAAGTTGAGAGATTCCTCAAAGATGGACTTAAATCCTTCCACTATTAGTGGGGTTAATATAGTTAATAATCTGGCACCCCACTCGTTTTTTGATTCATGTAAGGCACTTACGTTAAAATCATCCATGGTATATGTAGTTTAATAATTTATTTTAAAAGAAATTTTAACTCATTAAAATAAATTGATAAATCAATGGTTGCGGTTACATGAATGAAATATTGTCTAAAGAAGCTTCTACGTCCAAAAATATAAAATGCAACATGAAATATATCAAGTTTTTTTCGTTTTTAATATCTCTTCTTACTTTGTTAAACACCATGAGAAACTCATACAATTTTACTTGTTCAATATGCGCAAAATAATTGGATTCTAAAAGAGCAAGTATATCTAAACCACTATACCCTTTTTCATATAATTTAAGAGTCAGCTGAATAACATCTTCATCAGTCTGGTTTGATTTTATCAGCTCTTTTTTAAGCCAGTCCGCCCGTCGAGTTTTATATGTTTTTAAATTAAACGTCTCGTTCAAATTATATTGATATAAATTTATCATGCGATCATTATGCTCAGGCTCATATACATATATTTCGCAGAATCTGGATAAGATGGGTTTTAATAACTTGTATTTATCCTCAACTATAATAAAAAACCGCGTTGTATGGTTAAACAACTCAATACATCTACGCAATGCGGATTGTGCATCCATAGTTAATTTGTCAGCATTTAATAAAACGATGCTTTTAAAAATATCTCCCCCGTTTGATTGAATGTGCGTCTTTGCGAAAAATTTCAACTCTTCGCGAATAAATTTTATACCCTTTCCATGCGCGCAATTTACATATCTTACAAATGATTTAATACGTTCGTGGTCGTTTTCATAGATGGTATTAATAAACTCATGCACTATGGTTCGTTTTCCGCTACCCGATGGGCCGTGAAATATAATATTTGGTATTTTGTGCATGGAATGAAAATATAATAATTTTTTTTTAATCTCGGCATGTATATTCAATGCTGAATTCATGGTATACTAGTATCATGATGTATATTTAATATAATATAACAACGTATATTTCTAACATAGTGTTGTTAGAAATATATTGTGGGTGGTGTGGTGTGGGGCAACTTCTCTCTTGTATCTATTTATACAGAGGTTGTTAGACTATGAGTATATGGGTTTGCGCGGAAAGCGTTCAAAATATCAGGAGTGTTTCTTTGCATCTCAATGGCCGTATTTAATTGTTGCGGAGTTCCAACATGACCATAATTCTGCTTTGCTGGAGGTAAGGATACAATGGAGCTGGGTGCAAAAGGGCGATTATCCATGCAATTCGTATCTTGTCTAGGCAACGATACATTCATGGTCTGATTGAATATCTGAGTGCCACCCATATTTGGACGATTATCAATAGTCTGCGACTTAATGTCATTATTGTGTTGTCTGTATGCAGAGGCATAATCCATTGCAGCTTCGCGGTTGTTTCCCATATTACCATACGTAGAATAGTTGGTAGAATCACGTTGTGTGAATTCAAGTGGGGTATGGGTATCAACATATTGTTGAGAGGATTGGTTGTTAATATTAAATTGTGGTGAATACATGGTGGTCTCCTTCATAGTAGTAGGAGTAATATCATTTGGATTATTAACATAACTGGATGGTACAACACTTCCAACCTCACCATATACCCGAACATTTGCACAAACTTCTTCTTTGCGCGAAGGCCTCAATACATCCATAAATGGCGCAATAACTGCACCAATTGCAGCGCTAAACCCAGAGCGCATAGTATCTACTGGTCGTGTGGTGGTTCTATTATTATTATAATTCTTGAAAGACCCGATACGCTTATCGCCATCCATTCCTGGGGCACGACCAACTGCGCTACAAATAGATGGTTCCATCGTTCCAGATTTTTGTCTTTTGCTCTCCTCAAATGTGGTAGGTGCTCGTCCTACACCCACCTCGACTGCGCTAGCCGGGCCAGTATAATCAATCTCGACGCTGTTTCTTCGGATGATACCCATCTCTTGTTCCGAGCGCAACATTTCACCCTTTTCTGAGCCAGTTGTGGTAAGCCACCGATCTTGGCTATTTACAAAAAAGGTATCAGGTGTGTGCTTTTCAACACGACCAATGATACCTACATTTTTAACTGTTGCATAAGACGGACCTTCTAAATTATTCAAGTTGTATTCAAGTTTGGGGTTAGTCGTTGTTCTTAATTCGTCTACAGTTTTGGGAAGCCACTTGTCGCGCGCCTCCATGCCTGAGTTAAACCCACCACTACCACTTGGAGAAAAGCCGTGGTTCAACCCTGGACCGACATTTTCACTCTCAAATGGCTTTACGTTGTTATTTCTTGAACCAGGATTCACACGTGATTGATAAAAATCACTTTGATTTGGGGCTCCATATGCCCAGTTCATATTTGCCTCGGGCTTGAACAGAGGCGCCTGCTCAATCTTCTTGATTACCTGACTTCCAGTTCCAGCCATATTATCTAAAACAGTCTCGGCAATATTCATGTCATATGTGTAGCCCTTGATTTTTCCACCATTAAAAGGCACCATGTTATTGTGCTTAAAAGAAGCACTATCTAAATAATTACCAGTGAGAGAATATATTTGCTGTGGCATATTTCCAACCTTGACACCTGCATTCTCTTGTTTCTCATAATAGTTTTGATCAAAATACTTGTCAGTGCTTGCATTTGGGTTAGGATACAAGCCAATAGTATCTGCAAGCTGTTTGTTGTTTGTTACCGGATAATTCTGAGGAGGAATATCGGTATTTGGAATATAATTATCTGTTTTAACACCCAAATTACTTCTTATTCCCATATTTGTAAAATTTTCAGGTTGCATTTTCTTGATAGTCTTTTTTTTGTCCGGCTTTTCATTATTTTGATTTGATATAACATATAAGCCACTTAATGCAATAAAAGGTAACGCTAATTCCATTATTATATATATCATAGAATATATTATTAATTGTAAAAACACACAAAATTATAAATTTTGCATTTTGCAATTCTGCAAACCTAGTAATATTTTTATAATACTTTATAAAAATAATACAATACAAATAGGCTTACAACACCTTCACACGTATTATACTTATGTACACCTGTTAAAATAATCTTTTTCTAAAACACGCGTGTTTAAATTATTTATAAAAGGCATGCACGTATTCTCTTGAGGATTCAACGGAAGTATATACCAGTCAACTTGTTCTAAATCTCGGGCAGTCCAAGCAGGCATAATTGCGCGAGACTGCTCCGTGAATAAATTATTACATGTAGGATATTGAATAGGCTTACTGGGCACAACATATTGTGTATACTCATCCTTTCCTAAACAATCTCTCCCAATATATCTACGATTAATTCCCCTCAATTCACTTTCTAAATTGATACAATTTGTTCGCAAATTTGCACCCCACTTTTGAATGATAATTTGGGGGTCTTCAATATAACATGGTTTGTCTCCATTGCCAGGCATATTGAGCATATATCGCCCAGGGTCAGTAGATTGTTGTAAATGTTTAATAGTTCTACAGGGGTCATAATTAAATCGGGTATTTGCCATGTTATTATATACTATGAAAAGAATTTTACAATATTTAGTAATTATCTTCAAAGGTACATAATTGAAATAAGTTTAAACTGATTTAAGAATATCTACCATTTAGATATACTATGCGCCTAGAAATTGAAGAGATTGATGCACCAAAACCAACACTTTGTTTGAATATGATTGTGAAGAATGAGAGTAAAATTATTCGGAGATTGATGGAGTCTGTCTCTCCAATCATTGATTGTTATTGTATTTGTGATACTGGGTCCACTGACGATACGATTGAAATTATCAATACCTTTTTTTCGCAGAAAAATATCCCTGGTAAAGTGGTATCAGAACCATTCAAAAATTTTGCACATAATAGGTCTCATGCATTGCAAGCCTGCAGCGGAATGTCTGATTATGCAATCCTATTAGACGCAGATATGATTTTGGAAATTAACAAGTTTGATAAGCGTAAGTTGGCAGAAGCAGATTCATTTTGTCTATTGCAAGGTAATGATAGTTTTTATTATCAAAATATGCGAATTGTGCGAAATAATGGATTGTATAAATATACGGGAGTAACACATGAATACATCTCCACCCCACCAGGCAATCACAATATCAATATTGGCAGAGACGAATTGTTTATTCGTGATATTGGTGATGGCGGGTCCAAGAGCGACAAGTTTGAGCGTGATATCAGACTTTTATTGGAGGGTTTAAAAGAAGAACCTGGAAACGTGCGCTACCATTTTTATCTAGCAAATAGCTATAAGGATAGCGGTCAGTTTGAGAAGGCGATTGAGTATTACCATAAACGAATTGCTCTTGGTGATTGGGAGCAAGAAATTTGGTATAGTCACTACAACATTGGTAATATTTATGAAGCCCAGGGAAAAATGCCCGATGCCATCATTTATTGGCTAAAGGCGTACAATCTTAACCCGCTTCGTCTTGAAAACATTCATAAGATTGTGCAACATTATCGTATTATTGGAGAATGCAAAACTGCTAAAATGTTCTACGATGTTGCAAAAAATGTACTCAAACAAAATATTCAAAAGGATAATTATTTGTTCTTGGCAAATGACGTATACACGTATAAATTTGAGTATGAGTATTCTATTATTGCGTGTTATTTGGGTATTAAAAACATTAATGATACTATTGTCGCCATCTTTAATAACGGCACTGATTCGGGTATCATTCATAATACCTTTTCTAACATGAAGTTTTATAAAGATGTTTTGAAGCCCCAAAGAGTTGTTGATTTTACATTCGTGCATCATGTAAATATACGCGACAAAGAACAAGTTCCGTTTTATTCTTCGTCTGCTTCTTTATTGCCCAAGGCCGATAATAGTGGCTACATGATGAATATCCGTGCAGTTAATTATTGGATCAATGTGAATGGTGGATACATGAATTGCGAAGACTATATTTTTACTAACAACAAATACCTAGAGATGGACCGCAATTTTAACATTACACATGAAAAGTTTTTTGATGTTAATTTGGAACCCAAGCATTATTTAGGAATTGAAGATGTTCGTATTTTTAAAAGCGATACAGACGACAACAAGCTCATTTATTTGGGTACCAGTCAACATATTGATGGAAAGATTGGCATGTTAATGGGTGATTATGATACAAATGCAAGTTTCCTTACTTCTAAGGAAATAAAGTGCGGATTTAATGAAAGTTGGTGTGAGAAGAACTGGGTATATGTGAAATACAAGGGTGAGAACCATATTATTTACAAGTGGGGACCGCTTGATATTTGCAAGGCGAATCCCGTAACAAATAACATTGACTTGATTGAGTCTAGAAAGAACATGCCTAAAATATTTGAACATGTGCGAGGCTCTACTTGTGGCTTTAACTACAAGGATGAGATTTGGTTTGTCCTTCATTTGGTTTCGTATGATTCGTTGCGTAATTATTATCATATATTTGCTGTTTTTGATAAAGACCTTAACTTCTTGAGACACTCTGCACCATTCTCTTTTCAGGACCAGTGCATCGAATATTGTTTGGGTCTTATTGTGGAAGATGATAGAGTCCTTACTACATATAGCACGTGGGATAGAACTACTAAATTGGCAGTTTATGAGAAGAGTTATATTGATGCGCTTATTAAATATTAAATTTTATGCTTACTAAAAAGAAACAAACATATTTTACAAAATAAAATATGTTTTTATTGTATATGGCAGCCATAAATACAGACCCATTTACAAATGGTAGTATTTCAACTATCATTGAGGATGGGTTGGCCTACTATCTAATTCAAGCCCATGTTCCATTATTTAAAGCTACTAAAAAGTCTAACACATTAGATTTAAGACGCGGACGACTTTCTTTTTTTGGCGTTCACAATCTGGATCCAGCTTATATTGAATCGTATGAGAATGAATATGGAATTATATTTGCGTTTGAAACTACACTCCCATACAAATTATTAGCTTTAGACCATCCAGCTACCAAAGAGACATTATACGCTAGAGCACCAGAAAATATAAAAAAAATTTTAAGGAAAAATTATGGATATAATACGATGTCGGGAAGCCGAGACTCTGAACTTGATTCTGACCTCGCATTATCTCAATACTTGTGCGACGAAGGATATGAGGGTTATGCTACTAATTTTATACAAACTGAAACAGGTGAATTTCACCCAGAATTTATGATTTGTCGTGTAGATGGTCTTAGACCTCTAGGTCGTATAACTAATGACCCAAGAAAAATTGCGAATATTTTGGAGAGGGGAAGAATAGATCAAGCTAGTCAGGAGTTAAAAGTATCCCGAAAGGGCAAACAAAGACCCGAATCGCCATCTGCTGCTAGAGCGCGGCCTAGATCTTTTGCACCGACTAATCTTTTTGCATCATATGATAGTCCTCCTAGAGCGCCATCTAGATTGACATTTGGAGATATGGAGACTGATAATCAGGAAAACATATCGCCGAATTTGTTTAGAAGTGGTCTTTTTGGTGATGATTCCGATGATGAGGATAAACGTGGTGGGTTAAGAAAAAGAAAAAGACGTTCTTATAAAAAAAAGAAAACAAGAACGAATAAAAGAAAAAGAAGCCGCAGCACAAGAAAAAGCACTCGCAGACGTAGACGTTAGAACCACCCTATTCAGGCACTGGGAATGGGCGTTGATTCTTTTCAATAACTAATGGCTTGGGCATGTAAATGGGTCCCTTATCAAAAACATTAACAGATTGCAATGTTTTCAGTTCAGGCGTGAAACAAGGTTGCGGGTTTACTAAATTGGTTGAATTAATTCCAAACAAAAAGGATTCAATATCGGGTGCATTATATGACATGGTATTCCAGGGCAATTGGCCAGGATTCAATCCATTGCCCGCCCAATTTGTAGTATAGGCTTGGCCATACGCAGAATTTTTATAAGTTGTATATTGTCTAGATTCTGCATATTGTCTTTGTTCGCAACAATAGTTGGTCGGGGTATTCTTATTGCGTGTTGATGCCATTTATAATAGCACAAGATTATTATAATGCCGATAATAGTGCATTTATTTTTTCTTCGGCGATGGTTCCGGTTTCCAAAAAATCACAAATACATGAGTGCGCTAAATAAAAATAATCAAATGCAAATAGCCCCATCAATCCAACGTGCAAATATTCGGGGTTTCCAAAGCCAGCTGCTGATTTTGTCATACACTTAGTCAACTCTGGACTCTTCTTCACTCGTTCAAACAACTCGCTTACTTCCTGGTTTACCTGATTGTCTTCGAATTCTTCTAAATTAAACGCATTTAAAAATTCCATTCTATATTGGTCTTCTTGGTCCACGTCGGTTGCATTATTATATGTACACTTCAATAGCGTATTATAC